GAATTAAAAAGGGTTTGTGTAAAACCTTATGATAAAGATAGATTTGAAGTGATACAAGATTATGAGTTTATTTTACCAAATTACAAAGGCATTGTACCACAAGGTTTTAAAACTGATGGAGCGAGTATTCCACGCCTTTTTTGGTCTTTGTTTCCACCTTTTAAAAGTGAGTATTTTAGCGCTTGTGTTGTCCATGACTATTTGTGTATAAATGCAAAATCAAGAGATGATTATAGGCTAGCTGATCTTGTTTTAAAAGAAGCAATGCAAGCTTTAGAAATAAATAAATTTAAGATTTTTGTTTTTTATTGCTCTTGTAATTTATTTCATCAGATCAAATGTTTAATAAAGGGGATAAGATGAGCGTGGATTTAAGAGAAATTGCCATAAAAACAGAAGAAATCAATAAAGATTTTAGTGAAGCTTTAGAAATTTTAAAAGAACTTTTTAAAAATGGAGTAAAACCAAGCGATGAAAGTATTAAAAATGCTATAAATGAAGTTTTAACAAGTTTTAACTTTATAAAACAAAGTGAATTAAAAGAAAAACTAGAAGCCTTGCTAGAAGAGCTTGACATCAATGCAAATATCAATGAAGAGAGTTTAAAAGAAGTTGTATTAAAAGTTGTTTTAGAAAATCAAGAAAGTTTAAAAGGTGATAAAGGAGATCCTTTTACTTATGAAGATTTTACAGAAGAACAGCTTGAAAATTTAAAAGGGCAAGATGGAGCTAAAGGAGCTGATGGTAAAAGTGCTTATGAACTTTGGCTTGAAAATGAAGAAAACACGGGAAAAAGTCAAGATGAATTTTTAGAAAGTTTAAAGGCTCAAACACCAACAAAAGAAGAAATTAAACCTATTATAGAAGAGATGCTCGAAGATATGAAATTAAATTTAGGCATTAATGGAATAAAAGTATCTAATTCTATTCCCACTCCAAAAACAAAAGCTAATGTTAATGATTTAATTATAACTTATAATGAAAATGTAAAACAACTTTGGCTTTGTGTGGCAAGTGATGATAAATACACAAGTTGGATTAATTTGCTTGGAAATGAAAATATTACAGCACAAGAGTTGATTATTATTAGTTTTGATACAAATTTAAATAGTGGTCAATATGGCGGATGTTTAAGTGATTTGCGTTTTGGTTTTGAAAATTCTTTAGCAAGCACTACGCAAATTATAAAAGGACTTAATGAAGGCAGTTTTTTAATCACTAAAGATGGAATGGGTTTAAAATCTAAAAATTATACTGAAGTTAGCGTTCTTTCAAAACCAAGTAAAAATCAAATAGAAGGAAATATCAAAACGAGCGGAATTTATAATGATCCTGCTTGGCATAATATTACCAATGCTTTAAAAAAATATGATGGCAATGCAAATGAATGCTGTCTTTGGGCTTCTAATATAAAAAATAGTGTAAGTATAGAGCTTTTTACAAATGAAATTCCTATGAGTCTTTTTTATAGGCAAGCTGGATATTATGGAAATGTCAATCTTTCAAATATAAAAATGCAAAAAGCCCTTAGAGTTCAAAATGAAATTATAGTCGAGAGAAGCTTTATAGGAATAAAAAAAGAAATTGATAAAACTACCTATGGTGATAATGCTTTTTTATTTGAATTTGAAGAAGAAAAATGAGTTTAAATCTAAAAATAAAATACAAAAAATAAAAAGAAAGGAATTATAATGAAAATAACAATTAATAGAAGATATACTGGTAAAACTTGCGTTATTGGCAAATTTAAGGTTTTAGATGATGAAGAAAAAATTCTTTTTGAATGCTTTTCTTTGGAAGAAGATAAAGAGGGTTTAGAAAGTGGTAAAGATTTAAGAATACCTGAAGGAAATTATAATTTAAAAAGACATAGTCCTTCACGATTTGAAAACACTTTAAGAGAAATAACAGGAAAAAATGATGATGAAATGATAAATGTTTATAACAATGAAGTTCCAGCAAGTCGTGCAATTTTAATACACTGGGGAAACACTGACAAAGATACTCAAGGTTGTATCTTGCTGGGGCTTACCAAGGATAATAATAATGAAAGTGTCGGTCAAAGCAGACAAGCTTGTAAAGAATTTTATGATTTGGTGTATGGTAAAAATCTTGAAGACATT